CAAGGTCGTGTCGCCGGTGCCGCCAATCGAGACGGGGAACGGCAACATGCTGGAACCCTTTGATAGGCCAGCGATCTGCCCCGTGGTAATCTGCACCGAAGTGCCCGATTGAACGCCCAGAAGCGGCTCTGTGCCGTTAAGGCCAGTTACCGTGGGTAGATTGGTTAAGGTAATATTTGCCATTCTAAACCCCGGTGAGCGGTATCTGGTTGTAGTTGTATGGCAAGCCAACCAAGGCCGTAACCATCAAGGTGGTGCCCTGAAGCAACCCACCTGCGGGTATAGCATTGTTGACCTGATATGTGAAGGCCGTGGCAGTCGTAACCGTGACGCTATAAATGCCATCTGCATTGTTGTTTGTCAGGCCTTCGACTGCGATTTGGTCGTTGGTGCTAAGGCCATGTGCCGATGAAAACGTCACCGTGATCGTGCTGGTGCCGGATTGCGAGGACACAGACAGCGGAGATAGCACCACACGATAGTTTTTCTGGTTAAGCAAGGGCATCACGGCATTTTGGTCGAGGCCGGTTGGCTTGCCCAAAACTTGGGTCGTGACATTGACCCCGTCTTGCGTGACGATATCCGTTGTCGATGGGATAGGAATGCCAGTCCAGAAGTCAGTTACGGTCGGCGCATTAATCGCGATGCTGTCTGTTTCCGCCGCCGCGTAATCTTGAACGCGTGGGTTTTCAATTGGCACTGGGTCAGCAGGAAGAATAATTGACCTTAATTGAGCCTGAGGAGTGTCCAAGCACGGGTTGCACACCAGAATGCGCTTGTTGATAAGGCCAGCGCCAGCATAGTCAAACTGCCACTGCAACCGGTCGTGATTGTATAAAAACCCGCAACGGTCACATAGGCCGAAAGCGCGTGGATTTCTACTTGATACGGATGCACGGCCTGTCGCCCTCACCTGAAGTATCCTTGGATTTGCGGCGAGATGTACTGCTGCGCCGTTTCCACGTTCTGCTCGGCAGCAACGGAATAGGCCTCATCAGCCAGCGGCTTCAGCAATTGCACCTTTGCGGCATTCCAGATGATGGCGAGGCGCAGAGCCAGATTGTAGGCAAACGCTTCCAACCAAAGGTATGGGATTTCGACCGTCTGCCCGGCGGTGTAGGCCGCGTCTTGGATTTGGCGGACGCGGTAATACTTCAGGGTCTGCGATGACGTGCCATCCGGCACCGGCCACAGCGTCACCTGCGGTGCAATAAGGCGGTCCATCCAGAACACGGTGGGGAAGCCCACCTGCTGCTTGTTGGGATATGACGCGTACTCGGTGCGCGAGACCGGCAGGATGATGCGGTCGATGGGCTGCGAACCATTCGTGGTGTTTTCCACGTATGCGTCGAGCATCACGACGGTGTTTGGGTCAATCGAGTACGTGGCCGCTGGCGTCGAGGTCGAGATCGTGCCGCCACTTGTGGAGCCATTATACGAGGCAGCGAAGGTAACTGATCCATTGGATGAGGCCGTTACCGTCTGCAGGCCATCAACGACACCTGTACCAGCCACAGTGATCTGTGTACCTATTGTGTATACAGGGGTGTTGGGGGTGGCATAGGTCAACGTGGCCGTTGAGCCGTTGCCGGTAGCCTTGGTAATCGTCGGGGTCTGGTTGAAGTTTACCGTCACGAGATCGACGGCCCACAGGTTCACGCCACGGTTGGCCCAATTGGCCAACAGCAGGTTCGTGGACATCCGCGCGGCTTCCATGTGCTCTTGGGCAATAGCCGTATTGCGCACTTCGCAAAGGTTGTACGCATAGAGTACAATCTCGCCGAGCGACGGATTAAACGTGTAGGTGCCGCTCGTGGCCATTAGAGAGTTCCGTCAGTTGCAACCAGAACGCCCTCACCAAATGCGCCGACAGCATAAGTTCCGGCGTTTGTATTAACGCGGAACTGGATGTCTGTTTTTTCCGTATAAATCAGCGGATATTGCCGATGAATATCCAAAATGCTGATAAACGGCGACTGAGCAATATTAAAGGCAACCTTGGAATTAGCATTTTGCTGCCAGTTAATAAAGGTCAGGTTGTTAGAAGATGTGTATGGGTTAGATGCAAACACGTCGATGCGGTTCAAGAAGAACGAGTAACCTGCTGGCACCGTATAAATTGCCATCTGTGTCTTACCGACACCAATAGCAATCTGTGCATAGGTCGTTCCGCCGTTCTTAGCCGTAATCGTGCCAACATTTGAACTACCAAGCGTTGCGACGCTGGTGACAATCATGCTGTTGATGCGGAAGAATGCCGTGCCGTTGGTGGCCGTACCGGAAGTGCCGCCGGAGAATGTCACCGTATCGGTCACGACAGCGTAGTTCGCATCCAAACCAGTAACCGTCATGGTCAAGGTTTCAGATGCCGAGCTGGCATATGTCATTGTTAAGGCAGAGGTTGGGTAGGTATAAGTAGATGCATTTTCCCAGACTGGGATGCTGGTAGTCGTTACAGAGGCCTGATAGCCAAAAATGTTGACCACGTTGTGAAGCGTAATCTGGCTACGAGCTACCTGTAGTTCAAACGGTTCATTGCGACCCGTGCGAGTGATGGACTGGTTAACAGCGCCCGTTGATGTAAAGGTGGTCATGATTATTTGCCTTTTTTCCGTGCCGCAGCAGCGTTATCGACAGCGTTAGGATATGGCCGACCTGCAGCCCTAGCACTAGCCTTAGCACCTTGCTCTTGCTTATGCGACAAATGCTTTGTGTGATGGCCTTTAGGAAGTTGCTTGTCCCAGAATGGTTTGGTTGTCATTGATAAGCCTCAAATAGGTTCAATCCGCTATGGATTTTAACATAATCCGCAGCTTCCTGTTTGTTTTTTGCTGCCAAAAGGTAAATTCTGGCATATTCTAATAGGTCTGGGTCGTCTCTAAAATGGCCCAAACCTCTATTGCACCTATCACATAACATGCCCCTAATCTCGCTTGTTACATGATCATGATCAACGACAAGTTTATCACGTTCTCCGCAAATAGTGCATTCAATTGTTGTCGCTATAAGTGATTTCAATTCGTGATCAGAGATCATGCCGCGATAGTTTCCACGGCGTATTTCAGACCTATACGAATTACGACAATCCCTGCACCAACTATCCAACCCGTTGCGCTTCTTATTATGAAGAGGAAAAAACTCAGAAGTTTCTGGTTTTTCGCATTTGCAACGAGTGCAAATTAGCATGTCACGCCCCATTTTTTTAAAGCAAGATTGATTCTGCTGTTGGGGTCGTGGGCAGTTTTAGAGGATGTAAGTTTTTCCTTCATCCCACACATTCTTGCCCTAAAATTCTCGTGGCGCGGATTATCGGAATCTTTGGTCGGAGCCTTGAGGTGATGACCTTCTGCACGGGCCGATGCCCTGCCTCGCTCATTGAGGCCGCCGGAGGGTGATTTACCTTCAGAACGCGTCCATGCAGCGGTCATTGTAAACTCCAAGAGAGAGAAGAGGGGGCCGAAGCCCCCTCGACTTTTTACTTGCCGTGCATTTCTGACTCATACGAGTGGTGGCCCTTAGGCTCCATACCCTTGTGAGCAGACGACAGTGGGTTCATGTTTGAACCACCGGCTGCGCGACCACCCGACTTGCGTGGGGCGCGGTCCATACGATGCTCGGCCTTGTGGCCTTCGTGGTGACCGACGTGCTTCTTTACCTTGCCGCCAGCCTTACGCTTGTCGGCTTCCTTGACGACGTTAGAATTGCCGCCTTCATAGACGTCATGTGGAGCTTCGTCAGAAGCCCAATGACCTTCCATAGGCGATTCTACCTTGCCACCCTTCTTGTGCTCTGCACGAGGATGCTTGTGATGCACACCGGCTTCCATATGGCCGTGGTGATGTCCTTTGTGACCCTTCATGGCTCACTCCTTAGAAGTTGTAGTATTGGGTTGAGCCAAACAGACCCGTGGTATACGGAGCCATGTAGGCCTGCGGGGACTGACGAACGATCAGCTTGTTGGCACCGCTGCTTGAGGTAGCGGCGTAGGTTCCACGAACGTCTGCCGTCGTTGCCGATGGCGTGGTACGGTCAGCGGGGAGATAGCCCGTTGCAGCAGTGACCAAGGTCGAGGCAACCAAAGAGGTTGCATAGTTGACAATGATGTCACCGAACGTATCAGAGCGAAGTGGAAGACCAAACACGTCAGCAGTACCGACCGAATAGGCGTGGGTCGTATCAGCCGTGCCGCCCGAAAGCACCACAGACTTGATGTACTTAAACGCCTTCCTGCCGTTTACAGCCGAACCTGCAGTGAGCGTAATGGCTTCAGACATTGGATACCCGTAGATATCGTAGCCGTTAACCGTTGCGGTCGCGTAGGTTGCGCCTGATGCCGCCGTAACGCTTACAGCACGACCAAGAAGAGCAGATGGGTTCCAATTGCCCATGCTTGGCGTCTGTGCATTGTTAGGAACAATGCATTGCGATGGCGTCTGGTAGGCCAAGGTGACCGTTCCAGAGGTTGCAGTCAGATTGCCGGTAAGCTGATAGGTTCCGGTCGTGCCTTGCGAAACCGTCGAATAGGTGCCGGTCGTCGTAAGCTGCGCGATAACCTGCGACCCAAGAGCGGTTCCTTGCGAAACCGTACCAGTGGTTGCCAAAATTATCATGCCGGGGCCAATTGGCATCTGGTTGGTCGAGGTCGTGACCGTCAAGATGCCGTTGGCGACCGTGCCGGTAACCGATGCATAAGCATCGAGCGCCAGAACCGTGTCAGTTGCGCCCGTATCCGCACGGGTAAACACCGTGGAATAGTAGACACCCGTCGTCGAGGAGTTAGCAGTAACCAGTGAGAGCGTTGCACTCGTCGGGTTGGCAGAGGCGACAATCGCCGCCGCTGCCGCCGAATAAGGCACCGCACTCAAGGTCGTGATGTTATCGAACCCAAGCCAGCCAAAGTCGATGGCCGCCTGTGCTTCACCCGGAAGATAGGTGTAAGGCAAGCGTGGGTCGAGGAAGCCTGCACCTGCATAAAACAGGGACGAGCCGCCGATATCGGGGTTGTAATCAGCACTTGTGGCAGCTTGGCCAAAAGCGATGAAAGGACCAGTGAATGCGTCTACAGCCATAGTAACTTCTCCTTACGAAGTTGGGAACGAACCGTAGATCGAACGCCAGTTGTAGTAGCCAAACGAGTAACGCTCATAGCCCTTTACAAGTAGATTATCAGTAACAAAATCCACTTGCATGTCAGTTTCGAACTTTACGCGCTCCATATAGGCTAAACCGTCAATGTTGGTAAGTAAGAACCAAGCATATGGCGAGGTCAAGAAGTCGTTGACCATGTAACCTTCTGGAAGACCACCGGCAGTTGTCATGAGCGCGTTGACATCGTTGTCAGCAGTACCCGGACGCAATTCGGTCTTCAGAAGACGGATTGCAACTGGCTCCAACTGAGGAGGGATAATCAACTTGCGACCACGAGCAAACACCTTCAGACCGGCCTGATCCTTGAAGTTCGTGCGGATTGCGATCATCGCATTCAGCAAGGTGGCTTCGTTAAGATCAACCTGCGTCGATGGGGTGTTGGCAACCGTACCGCCATCGATAGGATGCGCCGTGGAGCAGAGTGCCACACCGTCGCCGCCGACCGCTGCATTGTAGGTCGTTGCCGTATTCAAGAGGTTCGCGCCGTAGATTTCCTTGGTCTGTTGGAAAGATTCAATCAGGCCGAGGTTCGAAGGGGTGAACTGGGTCTTGTAGAGGTTGTCGTCGATTGCCTTACGGGTAATCGCGTAGCCGAGAGCAATTTCAGTGTGCTCTTGGTTGTACACAAAACGTTCACCCGAACCCGAATCGAAAGCCGTCTGGCCACCTTCGCTCTTAAGCTGAGCGAGGCCGAGGTAGCGCATTTCTGCGGTACGTTCGAGAGCCATCTTCGAATCGTGCTTAGTGAAAATCTTGTCGTACTGAGATGGGATCATCTCATACTTGCCTTCAACGCCACGGAGACCGGGGAGCAAAAGGTCTTTAATCTGTGAGAGATTAACAGCCATGATAAATTACTCCTTACGAGATACCGGTTGGGCCAGCGCCATTCGTGCGCCAAACTTCGTTATTGAAGCCGACGATCAAATTGCAATACTGGGTGGTTGGATCGCCGCCGTTGCCGAACGAGGTGGCATAATCAACGACGATGAATGGATAGGTAACCGTGGTGCCAACAGCCGAGATGTAAGCGCCAGAACGACCGGTCGCGGTGTTACCCGTGCCGATGGTGAACTGGGCATACTGGCCTTGGACGCCAGAAGTCTGGGCGGTAGCCGTACCCGTGATCGGGAAACCTGAACCGGAA